TGAAGAAGAAGAGGAAGAAAAAGAACCCGAAGGAGACAATGGTGGTTCTAATGAGGAAGAAGACGAAGAAAAGAAAAACATTGAGAAGCTAAAAGAATACGCTCGTAAATGAACCCTAAAGTAATAGCCGAAATACAACGCTGTAAGGAAGACTTTTCCTACTTCGCCAACAGATACCTAAAAATACTTGACGCTGAAAACAATAAACACATAAAGTTTAAGCCTAACCTAGCGCAAATGCGCCTTTATAACAGTCTAGGTCAGAACAACTGGGTTTATGTTCTCAAGGCAAGACAGCTAGGTATGACTACTGGTGTAGCAGGCATAGCTTTTTGGAAGGCTTTATTCACTCCGAACTACAGAGTGGCTATTATTGCCCACACAACGCAGTCAGCAAAGAACATTTTTGACATTTATAACAACTACTACAACAACCTTCCAGACTTTTTGAAGGTTCAACAGACAGCTTCTAACGTAAATGAAATGAAGTTTGTTACTGGTTCTATTATTCGCGTTGGTTCTGCTGCTTCTGAAAGCTTTCGTGGTTCAACATACAACTTTCTTCACCTTTCAGAGTTTGCTTTCTATGACAACATAGCCAAAACTACAGCTTCTATTTTCCAGACAGCTACAAAGAACGCTATTGTTATTATGGAAACTACCCCAAATGGGCAAAATGAAGCCAAAGAAACTTGGGAAGCAGACAATGGTTATGAAAAACTCTTTATTTCTTGGTTGGACGGTGAGCGTTATGTTCAAAAGACGAACCTAGTGAGAAGTATGACTTTCTAGAAGAGTTTTTGGACACTTTACCTTGCTCTCCAGAACAAAGAAACTGGGCTTATGAGACCTACAGAACAAAAGCTGCTGGTGACTTTAACATTTTCAAGCAAGAATATGCTTCAGACCCAACAACTTGCTTTATTTCTTCAGGTGAGAACTACTTTAACGTCCAGTTTTCAGTTCAAGAATGGGTAAAAGGCTATTTAGAATATGACCAAAAACAAAAATACAGCACTTATGTTATGGGCGTTGACGTTGCTTCAGGCTCACCTAGTGGAGACTTCTCTTCTTTTGTGGTTTTGGACATAACTAAACCTGAAAAATGTTTTATTGCTGCGTCATACTACGACAGAATACCACCTTCGCAGTTTGCTGAGTTGGTTTGGCAGACTGCTTCCAAATACAACGCTCTTGTTGTTGTAGAAAATAACTCCTATGGTCTTTCTGTATTGGAATGGTTACAGAAAATGGAATACCCTTATATTTACCGTAAGGTTTCCCTAGACAAAATAGCCAACAAGTTTCACGAAAGACTAGGTTTTCACACAGGACCACACACTAGACCCTTCTTATTAGCCAAACTACAGAAGTGGGTTAACGAACGTAAAATAAAAATAGAAGACAAGAGGCTACAATACGAAATAAACACCTTTGTCTATAACGACAAAGGCAAACCAATAGCCTCTGGTAAGAAACACGACGACATTATTTTTGCTACTGCCCTTGCTCTACAAGGTTTTGAGCAAGCAGAAGACGAAATAGTAGAAGAAACACTTCAACAAAAGCCTGCGAACATTCGTGAAGTGTTAGAGCTAGAAGCAAAAACCGGAGTACCCTGGGAAAAAATGGCTGACCACTTCCCAGAACCACAACTAAATGACTGGGTAAACTCAAAAGTTATTCACAGCGTGGACGACATTTGGGAAATAAACTAGTTGTGTAGTGTAAACATTTGACTTCAGACCTCTCCCAAGGCTGTAAAACAAGGAGAAATAAAAATGCCGTTACTAAATGCAGAACAAATGGAAGAGTTCAAGAATAGAATGAACCCTACCATTTCCGAACCCGAACCTGTCTCGGCAACAGGGAAAGAAGAGGAACCCAAGACTGAAGAAACCCAAGAGGTTTCTGCTGCTGAACAAGAACCTGAACAAGAACCAGGAGAAGAGGGACATTCTGTTCCTTATAAACGCTTCAAAAAGGTTATTGAAAGCAGAAACGAACTCAAGTCTGAAATAGCTGAACTTAGAAAGCAAGTTGACGAACTGCGCTCTATGCCAAAGCAAACAGAAAAAGAGTTTGAAAAGTCTTACCGCGAAGCGGAACAAGAGTATGAAGACGCTCTACAAGACTTACTAGACCCTTCTACAAAACAACTAAAGTCTCTGGAAGAAAGAATGTTCCAGTTTGAAGTTGCTCAAGAGAAGGTAAAGTTAAACCAAGAGCTAGCTTCTATTCGTAATGACTACCCAGACGTTCCTGAACAGCTTATTCTAGAAGCTATTATTAAGGACAGCTCGGTAGACGCAAGAGCGGTTGCGGAGCAATACTCGCTGTTTATTACTCAGGTAGAAGAACAAGGTATCGCACGCTACGTCAAACAAAATGGTTCTCAACAAGAAACTACCAAAGCAGCCCCTGCTGTTCCTAAAAGACTTTCAGGACATTCAGGAGCAACTGCCGACCGTGCCCACTTTGGCGGTGTTGAAAAACCAAAAACTTTGAAAGGAGCGCAAGCGGCAGTTTTACAGTTTCTAAAAAGAAACAACCTATAACAGTCTAAAATAAGGAGAAAATAAAATGGCTGACATTTCTACACTCTCTGCTCTACTAAAGGAGTTTTACCTCGCTCCTATTCAAGAGCAGCTAAACCAAGAGGTTCTTGTTCTTGAGCTTATGGAAAAAGCAGTGGTTGACTGGGCGGGACGCCGAGTTGTTATTCCAATGCATACTGCCCGTAACTCAGGTGTTTCATTCGCAGCAGACGGCGCTGCTCTACCAGCCGCAGGCGAGCAAACTTATGTTCGTGCTGAGGTTGAAGCAGCATTCCTTTACGGTCGTTTCCAAATAACTGGTCCTGCTATTTCTTCACTTGCTAAAGGTGGTACAGCTTCATTCGCTGGCTACGTTCAAGCTGAAATGGACAAGCTAGTTGAGGACGTTCGTAACAACTCAAACCGTGCTGCTTTCTCAGGTGGCTCACTCGCAGGCTTCCTAAACGAAAGAGACACCAAAGTTGGTCCAGCTTCATGGGAGTTCACCGGTGACATTGCTAAAATGTCTGAACTTCTACAAGCAGCTATTGCTGTTGGTGGTGCTGGTTCACAACTAAACGTGAGCATTCACACAACTTTCCACGGTGACTTCGGTACCAGCCAAAATGGTTATGAAACCATTGCTACTGGTAAAGTTGACGCCGTTGCGGTTACCGCAGGAACCATTCAAGTTTCAACAAACTTGGACACAACTGTAACAGCTTCTGCTGCTGCTATTCCACAAGGTTTCTGTGCTGCCGTTGTCGTAACAGGTGCTGAAGACGCTCTTGCCAAGGCTATTTCTGTTCCCGCCATTGCTGCTCTTGCTAACGAGCCAGCCGGTATTTACAGCAACCTTGGTGGTCAAAACCACTTCAACCTTGCTCGTCAGTTCCAAGCCGGTCCTCCACCAGTTGACAACAACCCCATTCTTCGTTCAACTATTGTTGCCCAGAATGCCGTTGGTAAGCAAACCCGTGCTGCTCTCTCACTAGGACGTATTCAAAGCATTTTCGACAATGTAATGGAAGTCTCTGGTGTTGAGCCTGACTACATTATTATGAACCCAACACAACGTCAGCGTTATGTTGCCCTTCTACAAGGTACTGTCGGCGGTAACCTCTTTACCGTAACAGACAAAGCCTCTAAGACAGGCGACGGTGGCTTCGTTGGTCTTTCATACGGTAATGTTCCTATTAAGGTCAGCAAGGACGCTCCAAAGGGTGGTCTAGTCTTCCTCAAACTCGGTGAGTGGAAACTCTGCGAACTAGAGAAGGGTGACTTCGCAGACCTTGACGGCGCTGTTATTAGTCGTGTCCCAGGCTTCGACACTTACGAAGGCTACTTCAGACACTACTACAACACTGTTTGTGTCCGTCCAAACAGCCAAGCCATTCTCGCAGGTTGTAGCCTATAGTGCTACAACTTACCTGAAAAGTCTGGTAAACTTAGGGCAGGGGGCTTCGGTTCCCTGCCCTTTCTTTTATGGAGAAAAAATGCTAATACTTTATTCTATTCTTACTATTTGTGCTTCAGCAATAACTTATTATTTGTGTGGCGCAATAAACACTTGGACAAAGCACCAACAAGTTCTTTTAGAGGAAGCTAGGGGTGTAAAAGTTGAAATAAATAACCTTAACGAAATAATGGCTATTTCAGAAGAAGAAGGTTTGTTCATGGAAGGTTATTACGAGGAATATTAATGGAACCAGGAGACTACGTTAGGTTACCGGGCGGTGGTTGGGGTCGCATAACCTCAATACAAAACACTAGTAATAGAGCAAGAGTTGTGCCTATGGGAAGAACTTTTGGTAACATTCCTACTAATGAGCCATTTGGAAGAGCAGCAGCACAAGCAGTTTTTCACCCTGTTCAGAACTTAGAGCTTTTACCACAAGAATACCAAGGGCAAGAGCTTGCAAGCTTTAAAACCATGCGAGAAGCTCAAGCAGAAGTCGCATAAATGCAACGCGCTAACCGAGAACAAGCAGAGGCGAGGG